TTGACTCCGATCTCAAGCAGGTCTAGGTACTGCCCCCTGCTCTTCGTTGGATCCGGAAGGTGGCGCACGAGGAGCTTATCGGTGTAGGCACAAACTTCCTTGGTTCGAGGATCTGGAATGAGGAGCTCGTGACATGGGTGCTTCCACATATAGCCCTTCCTGGAATGGATCTTGTTCGACATGAAACGAACTCCGCTTCCCCAATCGAACAGGTAACGAACCCGTGTGGTATCGGTTCCCCACAGCCGCTCCACCTCTTCTCTCCAACCAGGTTCCAGAACTTCGTCCAGATCCAGGTTAACACAGATGTCGACGTCAGAAGGGATAAGGGCGATAGAACAGTTACGGGCTGTGTCGAATCTCCAAGGAGAAACCGCCACGGAATGAACCACCGCCCCAAGCGATCTTGCTTTTTCCACCGTATCGTCGGTGCTTCCTGTATCGGTGATCACTATGAGATCGGCATCTCTGCAGGATTCGCAGAACCTCTCCACGAACTTGCTCTCGTTCTTCGATATGGCGTACACGGCTATCCTCGGCCGCTTCTTCTCGTTTGCCGTTTTGCCCCGTTTCCACGCAAAGACCTGGGCGTTCTTTATCGCCACCTCGTACTCACCGCCCATTGATTCCAAGAATCCATCGATGGCATCTTTCGGGCGCTGCCATGGTTCCAAACTACCGCCCCATGTGTAATCGTCAAACGCCAACAATCCGCCTGGAAGCAGTAACTGGTGGGCTAGCACGGCATCCTTGGCCACAGCATCCCTGTGGTGATCTCCATCGATGTACACGAAATCGAACTTTTCGCCGGCATCAATCAATCGTTGAAGGGCCGTGTGGGATCCTTCCCTGATCACCCGCATCTTATCGGAGTTATCGGAGGTGTTGCGAGTGAAGCGTTCGAACAGGCCATCCTTTTCCGCCGCACTGTGTTCCACACTTCCTGTGAATGGATCCACACAGGTGAGGCTCGAGCCAGGATGCTTGCACCAGTTCTCCACGATCCAGTTGGCGGAGCGGCCTTCGAAGGAACCAACCTCCAGGCATCTCACCTGTCGCCCAGAAAATCGGGGGATAAAGGATTCAAAGTTACCGATACGCAATTCAAACCAATTGTTGGAGTAAGTCCTGTCGCTCTTCAACGTTTCCATCTTTTCTCAGCGATCCTTCTTCCAAGCGTCATAGGCGGCGAGGACCTTGGCATCGACGTCACGAGCATCTCTCTCACGAATATAGACCGGGAACCTGACCTTTCCATCCACCGTGAGGCCGTCGGCCGTGAGGGGATCGGGTTGGCCTTCGAGCTCCACGATTCGACCGATCCACGAATCAGGATCCATGCCAATCTCCGCCTTGAGCTTGTCGGTGAAGCCACCACCCACTCGAGTCACCACCCCATTGGGCATCAACACCTCGAAGCCGCCCCACAGGCCTTCTCGCTTCGAACCTCGACGGCCTTCGTAGTGACCCACGACGACGCCTTCATAGGTGGTGACAGGCTTCAACTTGAGGACGGCATCGGTCCTCTTGAATCGATAAGGCGCAGAGACGTCCTTGACCATGATGCCTTCGTAGCCTTTGCCCATGACCTTCGAGTAAAAAGCCAACAGGTCTTTCTGGTTCTCGACCGTCTGCCCTTCGACCTGGATGACACACGAACTGCCGATTTGTTTCACCAACTCGGAGACGAGCTCCACGCGATCGGTAAGTTCGGAGTCGTTGTGCTGAGAGCGCCAATCATCGAAGTGCATCGCATCGAAAACGTGATACACCATGCCGGAGTCGTCCTTGCCCTTCTTGTGGGACATGACGACGGACGCTGACTCATTCCAATCGGCCCCCATGGCCTCACCGTCCACAACGAAATCATCGTAGTCAGCTGCTTCAAGTGCCGCCTTGATCGTGGGCAACGTCTCCAGCACGGTGCCATTACGGGTAAACATCGTCACCTCACCGTTATGCTTCACGGCAACGCAACGCAGACCGTCGAGTTTAGGCTCCACGCGAACAGGATATCGCAGCTCCTGTGTGACGACGATGCCGCTGTCCTTCTCGAAGGTCGACTCCAGCGTCTCGGCAAGCTGGACAGAGAACTTTGTGATAGAGCCTGGCCACACCTTGTTGACGGGTGTCTCCTGGACGCCACAACGAAGGTTCTTGAGAATGATCCTCTGACACCACTTCTGCTGACGAGCTGTCATCTTGCCGAAGGCGGAGACTACCGCCGCCTTCGCCGCATTGCCCGTGATCCTTCGGGAGGAGAGATCCTCCAAGAGGACGTCAAAGAACGTCGTCAAAACCTGATCGTCATCAGCGGCCTCTTCCTGCAAGGCCGGCGGCGTCTTGAACTTGTTGACGTAGTAGTTGACGTATGGATCGAATGTAGCGATGAACGCACGTCGAAGCAGCTCGTTCTTACGGTTCCTCTCGAGGAGGTCCTCCTTGAAGAGACGAGAGTTGTCTGACTCAAGAGCCTCGAGGATGTCGATGACGGATTCCATAGCATCAATCTACAACACGAGACAGCAGTTTTGCATCGCTTCACGCGATGCGTTTCAGGAGTGCGAGGTGATTGGGGTTTTCAGGAACGAACATGGAGTACTTGCGAATTCGAGGAGTACGCTTCGAACCATCATTGATTTCTACTTCGAATTTGCCGGGCTGGACGTCAGGCAGTTTAGACCGCAGCACCGGTCGTCCTCGACCTCCGACCCGGAGTTGTCGTCGAATGCTGTTGCGATCTGCTTTGATTAGATCGACAATGAACTTACATGATACGTCATAAGCACGTTTCGTGTCGCGGACGTGGCGCTGCTCATCAGTCAACGTCATCAGCTTCACAGTCGAAGTGATGAGTTCACGCGTGTCTTCGAGCAGAGCCGCAGTCGCGCTGATGATTTGAGAACGCTCTAGGTACGCGTCGAGCGTGTTGTTGTACGAAGAGTTGATGTTGGTCGACACCCTCATTCGATGAGGGACCCAAACGTTGCCGTCCAAGTCTTGGATCTCTGGTCCGGTAGGCTCCCACGAGAAAGACAACTCAGCGACCCCGGAGTAAAATCCACTTTCAGACTTTGACTTGAAAGTCAGCTTGATGTTGTCTTTCTCGGGACTAGGCGACAGGAAGGCGTTGTTGACACTCGTAACGCATTCTTTGGAGAGGAATGCGGCGGCGTCTGAGTTGAGAATCTTCTGCAGCAAGATTCGACTGACGATGTTGAGTTCACTGGGGGCGGTGTTCGTATTCATTGAATGATATCCTCAAGCAGGTGACACAAGTTTCGTGGGATCTGGCTGGTAACGAAACGTGAAACACGGATAGTAGCCATCGCTGTAATCTGTGCCGACGGTCAACCAAGCATGGCCAGATGCGACGTCGACCAGAGACCACCCAGTGAAATCGCGTTTCATCTCTGCGATCTTTTCTTCCGACAGGTCGGCCAACGAATCATAGAAGTGACACTTCTCAGCCAGCCCACCGTCGACCAGTTTGACACGTGCCACCGGGCTTCGAAAGAAGATCTTTCCGACGTCAGTGACTCGAAAACAGCCGAAATACGATCGATAGCCGTCTCCCGGGTCCTCCATCGCCTCGAGGACCATTCTAGAGGCGCCGTTACCGATGCAGAAGCAGTTGCCATCGACGCCGTACAGGTCAAATTCACATCCGACAAGGGTGTCGAAGAGAGACTGATCGAACTTGTCGACCACATCGCGAGCGTTGAACTCTGCGTACATTACTTCACCCCCTGAAGAGAGACGTAGCATCGAGTCCGAGCATCTGTCGCTTTGACGAAAGCACAGTACGAAGAATTCTTCGTCACCATTGCGAAGCAAGTCATCCTCGAGTCATGATCAGTGATGATTGCACAGCGTGCTGTCTGCGATGGTGAAGCGACATGCAACGACACAAGCGTCATGAGGACGTGCAGCATGGTTATAGTGTAACAAAAAGTTCGGGGAGGTTGCACCGCAACCTCCCCGAATCTCACAACTTGTTCATCGATGAATTAGTTGGTTTTGTTTGCGTCTGCCACCATGATCACTTTCGGTTTCACTAACGTAATGGCCTTCTTGAGTTTGAGATAGGTGTTCAATTCCCTGCGGGCCGCATGCGATTGCACCGCTGCGTCACCTGAAGTGTAACACCTAAACATAGAATCAGCCTTGGGCGTACGCGTCCAGCATCGGTCGAGTACCCTAAGCGCCAACGTGAGCTGCAACTTACGGTTGGAACATATCTCTTTCCGGGTGTGGCCTTCCCAGTTGAGTCCTTTCATCACCTGGCCTAGGCCGATTGATCGACCACCATCACCGTTCGTCTTGCAGTTCTCTACAGACTCCCTCATGCCTGACTCATTGACAACGACAGCGGCCAACATGGCCACTGCTGAGTCCGTATCGATGCGAAGTCCTCTTTCACTGTTTGACTCGCTTTGTACCACTGCGAACATGTCGTCCGTCACCGCTTTGACGCGGTCGACATTGATGGACGGCAACATCGTTTGTAGCGCTAGCGCGAGCGCAGTTACTAACTGTGTCATTCTCGTTTCTCCTTGTTTTTCTAAGAAATCGCAGACGAATTCATCAGCGACTCTTAGAGTGTTGCGTAACTATACTCAAGATTCTGATTTTGGATAACACGATGTGTCATAAAAAATCGAGAAAATAGAAAAACAGTTACTGTCAACGATTATTGAACATTTTCTTGTGTTCAAATGTGTGAAGAAGGGTGACAAGAACCGGGTCCTCGTTCACTTACTACCTTTCTTCTTCTTCTTGGAAGCATCGTCCTGAAGCGTGATGACTTCCACTTCCACTTCCGGCGCAGGTACGTCCTCGAGTGCCTGAAGCTTTCCTGTGTTCTCTTCAACGAGTGCAGGAGGATCGAGTACGACCACACCTTCTGTCGGAGAAGAAGCGATGAACTCAGCCTCCGACGTCTTCCCAGTGACTTCGTTGAATGTCTCTACGGAAGGCGGCACTACGCCCATTGAACCGCACCGTGTGACCAAAGTGTCATAGGTGACAATTCCGTTTTCTACGAGAAAATCTCTCAGCGTCTTCTTCCTTCTTCGAAGGATGTCAGACAAGTTGACCTTTGATAGGCTGCGTTCGTGTAGTCTCATTTCAAATTCCTTTCATGTGGCCGTCTGCGCGTCGATGGATTGCAAGATTCAACTGGTCGTATGGGTGCTGGTGACCAAGGGATGATGTTTGGTTATGCCACTCGTGAAACAGATGTATTG